GACCAGAAGATGCTGCAAAGAATTTATATGATGTATTTCCAATGGCAGTTGATTTAAAGTTTTCTTTATTTTATAGAAGCCCATATGGTATTAATTCTACATTAGAAGAGTGGTATAATAAGGCGATGGCATTATGATAAAATATATTGTTATCTTTTTTGCATTAATTCTTACAGATATTGTATGGGCACTCTACATACGTTGGTCAGCAAACGGGAAAGCACTTAAAGCTGGACTAGCATCTATTCTTATCTATGTTGTTGGAGCATTTACGTTTGGTGAATTCATTAAAGATGTCTGGATACTGATCCCAGCTTCATTGGGGTGTTTTGTGGGAACGTACGTAACGATAAAATATTTAGATGTCGATTAATCTGCGGATGTAGCTTAATGGCTAAAGCTACAGCCTTCCAAGCTGTCAGATGCGAGTTCGAATCTCGTCATCCGCTCACTTTATTGTTTACAATAAGTTGCAATTATGTTATAGTATTTATATCAACTGAAGGAGGCTAATAAATCTACGATGGGAGGAAAAACCCACCGAAATGAAAAAACAAATATTAATAGCTATTGCATGTACACTGTTGTTTACATACGTGTTTATAAATTCGGAAACGAAATTGGCGTTCGCGCTGAATCCTTTAAATCACCCGGATGTAATCAAAGTGGAGAAAATGATAGACAAGACGGGAGCAGTCGTCCCACCTAAAACTAAAAAGAAAGTGGCACTTGCTATAGCTGAACACGCAAGATACTATAGAATAAAACCAAAGAATCTAGTTGCTATAGCTTATGTAGAGTCATCCTTCAGACCAACCCTTATCAACAGTTCAGGCGATCATGGATTAATGCAAATTAATTGGCCGATCTGGAAAAACAGATTCACAAGAGACCCAAACGATCTTCTTAACGTCTACAAAAACGTTGAAGTTGCATGTAAGATTATCAACATAAACAAAAGCATGGGACAGACAGATTTAGCCGCTTATCATTCGTTCAACAGTGAACCGAAGGCTGAATACGCAGCTAAACTAAAAGAAGTTCTAAAGAGGCTTTAATGAAGATAGAGATGAAAAATTGGTTCTCAACGTTTTGGCCAGCTATAGTTATTATCAATTTGATTCTATTTTTGATTCTATTTGCAATCTTCGCTCGCTTAGATCAAGAGAGGAATGAATTAAAGTGGGCGCAGGATCACATTACGATCGTAACGACGACGGATAAAAATTGCAATGATTGTCATTTAGGCGAGTCTTTTGTTAATTTATTTAATCATGAGGCGGTTAAAAGCAATGATAATGTTGTTAGGCTCATGATGGACAGAGCTAAAATCAAACAGTGGTAACACGTAGCGGGTGAATCGGCTGGGTGCAGATGCAAGGCTCATAACCTTGTTAGCCTGTTCAATTCAGGTACCCGCTACCAATAAAAGCAGTTTCTCTTGCTAAGTGCAAGGGAGTAAAACGAGAGGGTGATAATGCTCCTCTTGTTCCTGCACATGGCTTAAGGGTAAGATCCCAGATATGGCTCATAACTATATCATACTGAGGGCGGTACTCAGTTAAGCCACATAGGAGCCTCGAAGGGTTCGTCCCTTGGCAGTCCTACATCCGGGTAAGGAAAATGAGTCCCGGTACTGACGAGTAGCCAAGAGTGAAAGGCAGGAGGCTTTGAACCTCCCATGCACAGGTTCGATCCCTGTCTCGTCAAATAGTATCACATCTCGATTAAAAATGTGTGATATTTTGGTTTTAAAAATAAAAAGCACACTGAAGAATCTCGGCTTAAAATGGGCCGGAAATTGGCGACTAGTTTAATTGGCAAAACGCCAGACTCTGAATCTGGATAGTGGTGGTTCGATTCCATCGTCGCCAGCATAAATTCCCCGTGTGGCAGACCGATAATGCTGCCGCCTCTAAAGCGGTTGATGCGGGTTTAATTCCCGTCACGGGGTCCAATTTAAGGCGCGTGGACACAGTATCCAATGAGACGAGATTAAATGATCTCGGTGAGGACCGTGTGAAGGGATGACGATAACCAACAAGTCTCCAGGAAACGCGCTTAATTAAACAAAGGAGGAAGTATGAAGTATGAAGTTTATTGATTACGATTCATTTTTAGGATTCGACAGTCGTAAGCAAGAAGTGAAAAAAATTCATGAAGAATTAAAGTCGTTTGCCTTAGATTTTAAGATTAAAATTATTGTAAATCAGAAGGAGCAAGTAATGGACAGAGTGTAGGGCTTCACGTAGGCTTGTAGGCCACCCTAAAATTCTCTTTATCGGAATTGACCATAAAATGTCAACCTCTAGATAAGGAGAATGAAAATGTCGATGACAGACTTTAATGAGAAAACTGGTCAGTTTATTGCAAAACCGATTGGGACTCAGTATTTTATTGAGTCTAAAGAGCAGTATCTCGCAATTCTTAGTTGCTGGAGAAACTTTCTTTTAAGTGGTGGCAAGCCAAACGCTTCTCACATGATGTTGTACAATATCCTCCGTAGCAAGTCATGGGATAAGGGCTTTTCATCTACTACAAAAGAGATTAAGCTTGCTAATGGCCACGATAAGTGGTTCGGGTTGAAACAGGCTGCTTATAGAATCAAGTGTGCTTCTGTTTACAGTGGTTCTTATTTGAAGGATCTCTTGGAACCCTTTAACGAACCAGCATTTGGAAAAATAATCGGTAAAGAGGAAATTGACCGAGCATGGGCATTAATAAAGGAAGATCTAAGATTAAAGTGATGGAATACACTTACTGCTTCATTCGTAAGGATATTCCCATTCATGCTCAGATCATTCAGACAGCCCATGCTTGTTTGCAATCTGATAAGCCGAAAACAGTGAACAGTATCATCTTGTTTGAGGTGAAGAATGAAGAGCATCTTATTAAGACGAATGAATATCTTCAGAGTCGGGGAATCAAGACGTACATGTTTTTTGAACCCGACTATGATACGGGCTACACTTCAATTGCTACTGAGCCTCTCAAGGGAGAAGACAGAGAAGTTTGTAAGCGATTCAAGATGTGGTCGTAAATTAAAGAGGGTGCCAGGTGGTGGAATACTGGCTTAAATACCGTTATACCCAGACGGGGCCCACTTTACGGTAAGGGACCGGCATGGACGAGGACACCGGCTTGAACCCGGCTGGCTGTAAAAGGCTCAGGAGTTCGATTCTCCTCCTTATCGCAAGTAGTTGGTTGAAATATTCGCCTTGATTTGATTTTTGACGTAGATCTTCTTAATTTATACTTTAAGAAACGAATCTTGGAGTATGAAATGTTGTGTAAACACGGTTGCGGTCAAGAAGCTATTTACAAGGATCGATGCAGTGAATATGCTCAAAGCTGTCCTGTTGTAAGAAAGAGAAATAGTGAGTCCTGTAAGAAATTTGAAGGCGCCAGATGGCGGTGGCCCAAGGGAAAACCTACTTGGAATGCAGGACTCAAAGGCTCTAAACGATCGAAAGAAATTGGCAGTAAAATAAGTGCAGCTCTAAAAGGTAAGCCCACTTGGAATAAGGGTTTAAAGCTTACAGACGAGCAAAAAAGAAACAGTAAAAATAATGGCGGATATCGAAAAGGTTCTGGCATAGGAAAATCTGGTTGGTACAAGGGATTTTGGTGTGATTCTTCATGGGAATTAGCTTTTATTATATCTCATTTAGATAATGGAATAAAGATTGAGAGAAATACAAAAAAGTTTAGCTATGAATTTGATGGGAAGAAACGAAATTACATTCCTGATTTTATCGTAAGAGGCATCTACACAGAAATAAAAGGCTTTAAGTCTAAACAAACTGCAGCAAAGCAAGAATGGTTTCCAAAAGATTTAAAGTACAAAATATTATATAAAGATGACATTCAGGCCTATTTAGATTATGTTATTAAAAAATATGGCGAAAACTTTATAGAATTATATGAGAACGGTGGCTTACTCTAGTCCGGTAAGAGGCGATCTTGGAAAGGTCGTGCATACGTAACAGTTACGTAGGTTCGAATCCTACAGCCACCGCATAAAAAGGAGGATAGCATGGAAATGGGAATTCCTGATGTTCATGTAGTCTTCGCGGACGAAAAAGGTTTAAATTCTTCAGAGTGTGAGACTGGTCGGCATCTGTATTGCATATGCAAAAGTGAAAAACAGGCAAAACAAACAGTTAAGAATTTAAACAGAAAAAACTCGATATGGGAAAATGCTTTTTATGAAACCTGGGCAGTACGGCAATAAAAAGAGCGTATAATGCATTCTTTTGAAATCCCTAAAGATGACAACATAATATGCTCTAATTGTTCTTTATTTATCGCGACTGAAAAATCTAGAACGGCGTATGTTCCTGATAGTCAACAGATTATTCTTTGTGAAAGATGCAAAACGGTAGGGATCCGGCTGGATGAGGAGCTAGTTTCGAAAGCTAGTAACACTTAAATGTGCTGTGGGTTCGAGTCCCACTTCTACCGCAGGAGAAGTTATGTCATATAAGATAACAGAAGAGTGTATTTCATGCGATGCTTGTCGACCGGAATGTCCTGTTGAATGCATTGATATTGGTTATCCGATTTATATAATTGATTCGAGAATATGTACTGATTGTGGCACTTGTGCTGCAGTCTGTCCTACGGGAGCTTGCATTCCGTGGGATTATTTAAACAACAAGCCATCATGAGATTAATTGGAGAGTTGATCGAATCAGGTAAGATATCTGCCTGCTAAGCAGAAGTCAGGGTAAAACCTGTAGTGGTTCAAATCCACTACTCTCCGCATGTCCTTGTAGGCTAATGGATAAACCTAATGGCTACGAACCATTCATTGTGAGTTCGAATCTCGCCGAGGGCACATGAAATATCTCTATTGGATAAACGTCCACTATGCATGTTATGGTATAATAGTACATGACAACGTAGTAATCGATGCACCGCCGATTGCCAGATGGGCGGTTGGTAAGACCTTCGATGATTTCAAGAAGTTCGTTAAGAAGAAGAATGGTCAGATAAAAGGTAAACAATTGCCGGGTTAGTCTAATGGTAAGACGCCTCTTTGGTAAGGAGGAAACACGAGTCCGATTCTCGTACTTGGCTCACACTGCGCCTGAACCAGCTGGATGACGGTGACTGCCTGCAAAGCAGTTTTTGATGGGTTCGATCCCCATAGGCGCATCATGGTTTACAATCTTTTGCAGATGTTATATAATAGTCTTATAAATGCCCCTTTAGTTCAATGGTAGAACAGCTGTCTTGTAAGCAGCGAATACGGGTTCGATTCCTGTAAGGGGCTCAGTAATAATACAAAGGAGGAGAATGCATATGGCAAAGAAAAAGAGTAAGATGACTAAGCGGCCGAGTACATTAGTTCATATCCCAGGATGTGAAGGCTGCGGTCTTGTTTGTAAATATAATAATCCAGTGGCTGATCCATTCATGGCATCGGAATGGAAGAGAGAATCTCCATATGGATGTAATTCAAAGCTTAGAGGCTTTGAGGTAGAAGAAAGGGCGTAAAATGGACGCTAATAAGATTAAAGAGATTCAAGAGACTATCAGAAAACATCAAGAAGCCGTACGATCGACACAAAGAGAAGTTCCTGTTGGTGCTGGACGCTCTTCTGATGATCTTTCTAAAGTTATGTCAAATGACATAATTGGAAAGGGTGGAGAGCCGGATCTCCGAAAGTAAATGAAGATTGAAATAGACGTTGATTCGTCTAAAGAAGAAATCACAATTAAAGATGATGCAGGAAATATAAGATCGATAAAAAGTATCATTATTTGTGGTGGTGATGCTGAATCGGGTAAGTTTTATTTGTTTGGGTGGGGCTCATCGGCTGACGCAGGATGGTCATTAGCTCATTCAATAAAGGCGACCGATGATCCATTCTACAAGAGAGTTTTTGATCATTTCTTTAGATGGATAGGCTTAGAGAAAGAAAGACAATCAGACGACCCTGAAGAAATTCTTAAAAGATGGGAAGCTGAAGATAAGAAAAACAAACCAACGTATAATTAATGCATGCCCATGTAGGCTAATGGATAAACCATCAGGTTTCTACCCTGAGTTTGGGGGTTCGAGTCCTCCCGTGGGCGCATGCAAGAAGGCAGAAGGGTCTCGACTGAGTAATATCAGATAAAGGGAGTGCACCCCGCCCACTAGGAGCTCTAATCGAGATAGGGAGCTAGCACCTTCTTGCTCCATCAGACGTACGGTTCGATACATCCGTTCCCGGTAAGTCTTCTCCGGCGCTAAGACGGAGTTCAGCTAAAAACGGATCTACGCTCTCGTAGGCCACGTGGCAGAGCCAGCAGTCTCAAACACTGTACAGGGTGGGTTCGACTCCCATCGGGAGCACATTTCCGGATACTTCCGGATATTTCCGGATTAAAAAGGAGAAAGCATATGGGATGGCAAGCCAGACTACCTAAGGATCAGAAGCCCGAGTTTGTAAGGACTTGCAACAAGTGTGGTGGAACCGGCATCCGCAGAAAAATCAAAGACGGTGTTTATAAAGATCCCAAGACCGGGTATAAGACTTTCAACGGTAATATTGCCATAAAATGCATATGTGTCATTAGAGAAGAAGAGAAAGCAAACGCTATTGCCAAATTGGGTGAAGCTCTTTTAGAAGAGATTAAAGCCAAGAATGCAAGTGTGGTGGAATAGGCAGACACAGTAGCCTTAGAAGCTACCGGTTAACAGCCATGCAGGTTCGATTCCTGTCACTTGCACACAAATCGTCTCAGCATGTGGTATAATGTAATCAATATCCCAAGGAGGATGCATATGTTTATTAATAAAGATCTCGAAGCAAAACTTACCCGTGTTGTTGAACATCTTAATACCTCGCTTAATGCCGAGGAAGGCGCTGAAAAATCCCTACATGAAAGAATTAATGATCTACAGGCAGCTATCGATGGCTTGAAGATCGAAAAGCGCGATCTAGAGATTGCGATCAAGACAGTCAAATCTGATAATGAAATTGAAAAGAATAAATTGTCTGCAGAATTCAATCGTGAGAAGATCGACATCAATCACTTGATTTCTCTAGATAAGGAAAAGGCTGCACAGACGCTCGAGCATGAGAAGAAGATGCTCGATCTTAAGATTCAATCTAAAGAAAACGAGCTCAACGAAAAGTATAATGAAAAGATTCGTGTCATTATCGAACAACGAGATGCCGAGAATAAGACTCTCCTTGCTGCTCATATGAACGACATGAAGCAGATGATGCTCGAGATTATGAAGAGACTTCCTACGGTTACAGTGGGTAATCAGAAGGTCAAGTAATGGTAAGAGAAGCTGTCGGGGGAGACTCTATAGTTTCTGACCATGAATTAAAGAAATTACTGCAGGAAACCATTATGTCGGAGTGTAGCGATATAATGCAGCGCTATAATTATCGACTAGTTAAAATCTCTGCGGGAATTAATCCTCATAGCGATTGTTATACATTTGCAGTAGGAATTTCACCACATCCGAATGATCCAAGTAAAACTCTCTGCATACATCAAGAAGTTCCTCGAAGCATAATATTCGATTATCCGATGAAATATCACCGTTACTCAAGTAATATGACTGCTACTCAGGCTCTTGCGTCAAGTGAAGGTCTCCGGAGAACTTTTTATTATTTCGCAAAAAATATCAGGAAAGAAATTGAAAATAGAACGAAGGATATGCCTATTATGACAAATCTTCCACATTTTCCACTTCACACTGTCAATGAAATCAGAGCAGCACAAGGACAAGGACTAGCTTATATAGGTCAGTGGCAAACTGCAGTTGTCCCTAATCAGATTGGAGATGACATGTGGAATAAAGTTATGAACGTCGATATGCAGCAGGTCACGAGCTTTACAGATCCCAAACCAAAGAAAAAATCAAAATTTTCTTATATTGATAGCCTCATCAATGATTCCAAACAACGCCTCTGCGGAGGATATGCTCAGCCAGCTTTCGCATTCAAACATTTTTAATGTACAATCAAGAATAATTGTTTTATAATAGACCTATAAACTAAAGAGGTGCATCTAATTGTCTGTCTTCCATTCATACGAAAAAGTTGAACGTCTAGAAAAAGAAGAGTGCGATGGCATTCTCAACGGTGGTTGTTACATCTTTGAGAAGATTGATGGTGCTAATGCACAGATCTATCTAGATACTGAGACCCAAGAGATTGCTTTCGGTAGTCGTAATAGGGTTCTCGGTATTGGTGATAATCTTATTTCTGGAGACTTGTTCCGGGGCTTTGCCGCCTGGGTGAAAGAGAACAGAGAGCCGCTTCAGAAGTTCTTCGACATTCACCCTAACTTTATTCTATATGGTGAATGGCTAATCAAGCACTCTATTCAGTACAGTCCCACTGCCTATAGTAAATTTTACGTCTTCGATATCTACGACTCTATTGAGGGTAGATATATGGGAATCGAAAGTCATCGATCTTGGCAAGACCTTTTAAATCTCGGCATTAATTTTGTTGCATTTGATTATCGTCTTGAAAATCCAACAATGCAAGATTTGATGCGAATGCTTGAATTGCCTTCTCGATATGGCGCTAAGTTTCGTGAAGGCATTGTAATCAAGAACTACAATTTTTTGAATAAGTTTGGTCGTCAGCCTTATGCCAAGCTTCTTCATGAAACCTTCCAGGAAGTGAAGAGTAAGCCAAAAGCTCCTATTGCTCCTGATGCAATTGAATTGGCTATTCAGGCTCAGTATGTTACAGAAGCTCGTGTGAAAAAGATTGTAAATAAGATAAGAATGCAAAATTTTATCAATAACGTTCATCCCTTGGCTCTCGTTGCATATGATCCAAGAGAAGACAAATCTAGATTAGAGATGAAGCACATCCCTCAAGTTATCAACATGGTGTGGTATGACATAATCACAGAAGATATGAATGACATCCTTAAACGTCTCAAGGATCCAACTATCAACTTCAAACTATTGAAGAGATTAGTCTTCGACTGTGCAAAGGAGTACTATATTAAGTCTCTCCAAGAAGGAGTAACGCATGAGGGGTAAAACTCGCGCTGCAACAAGATTTAGCAAGTTTAAGAACGACATGATCATTAAATTTAAAGATGATCAATCTGTCATGACAGAATTTATCGCTTTTCTAAGAGAAATGGATCAAACAATGTTTGAGGCAGCTCTTTCTAGATCATGTGATAAAGATGAGAACTTATTTCATCTTGAAAGCGGTTCGGTTACATCAGTGTATCAAATTCTTAGAATGATTGATAGACCAGTTTTATTGCGTGAATTAGAGGTTTTAGCCGAGCATATTTGGGGTAAAAAGGGAAAGATTGTCCTTTACACTGCGATTTCTGTATTGTATGGCGTTAATTTAATTGATTATAAACTTAGAGATTTTAATAGTACTCCATCCAATGTAGTTCAACTCTTCATCAAAGAAGAAGAATAATCCTAACGGAGGAACACAAATGTCACAAACGGGTAAACAAGCGTATGAAGCGATCAAGGTGGTCGTCGATGGATTGCAGGAAGATATTAATAAGTTCTACGACAAAGAAGTGAACGCTGCTGGTGGTCGACTCAGGAAGGGACTTAAGCAGATTGCCGACATCCTTAGAGCAGAGAAAAAGAATGTTCTTGAGGTTAGGAATGGACGTCTGAAGAAGTAATACAAAGTGAATAGAGTGGCTAAGTCTTCGGGACTTGCATAGGCCGTGCACTCGGCGGCCACTTTTATCTTATTTTGTCGGAAGGATAACCAATGAAACAAATCGAAATAATGGGCTGTTCTTATGAAATCATACAGGTAACGCCAGCCGGTCTTTTAAAAGCATTTGACGGCACAGTCCATATGAGCGACTTAAAGGAAATGTTCGGCAATGATTGTAAGAATTTTTCAGGTTTATGTGATGCACAGTTACTAAAAATCTATATCAACATTGAACTTCCTCTAGAGAAGAAAAAGAAAACACTATTGCACGAAATTGTAGAAGCAATAGATCAAGAAAGCCTGACTGAATTATGTCATATTCAGATGCAGTCAATAGCAAACGCATTCTTTCTTTCTGGGATTCTAGATGTAGAAGGGCTTTTAAAACTTGATCCAGAAGACATTGAAATCAGTATCATTAGTGATTCAACTCCCCGAACTTAAGGGCAGCATAAATAGCATGATGATTCCCGCAAGAGGGAATCGTAAAGCGTTTATTTATTCGGGAAATTATAGAGC